ACAGCACTGACAGCGGCTGGAGGAGAAGGTGCCGCACTCGCAGGTGATGTAGCCGAAACAGGTCTTAATTTCGCAGACATGACCAATAGTTTGATTGCAGAGAATGAGGCTCTCAGCAGTGGATGGACTGGGGCGTTAGAGAATATTAGTAAGGGAATTTTAGGTTCTTTAGATGCACAAGCGGCAGGTATACCACGACTCCACACACCCACTACCATACCCGGAGTAGAAGTAGGTGCGACCACTACCGCCATACCTGAAATAGAAGCAGGTACAGATATTGCTATGACTGGGACTGGCCCCGCATTGGAAACCCTTAAGGGGCCGTCTTACTATTCTCCCACTCAGATGCAAAGTGGTAATCTAGAGATTCCCCACCCACAAGAAGGGCAAGCATTTTACAATAAATTTCTATCTTTCTTTGGCCCCAAGGCTAGCCAAGCATGGGGTATCTACAAGAATATGTGGAAGGATAATCCCGGCATGGCGATGTGGACTACATCCAATGTCTTGAAAACTATATTGGCCTTACTTGATGATTCAGCGGAAAAGGAATCTTATGCGCGAAGACACGTCATGGGGTTTGCACCCGGTGGGTTTGATGATATGCCAGCAAAATATGGTGGTAAGCGTGTTGCTGGTGTTCGAGGTGGTGGAACAGCGCTCGCAAGTCGAAGACCAAGTTCTGGGCTTAAGGTTGGCCGATTGCCAGAAGCCACCGCATCTAGAACGTCTGCAATAGATAGACAACCAGCAGGGATTATTGGTTCTATACCACAGAGGACAGTCTGATGATAGGAAACGGACATACACAACCGGCTACGCCAGAACAAGATCAGCAAGCCCAGATGATGCTGTCTAACATAGAAGAGTTCCTCATGGATGAAAAAGTCCAAGGGGCTATCGTAGAGAAACTCAGCCAAGGTGAGCCGTCCGATGCTATTGGAAATATAGCGGGTCAACTCGTGCATATGCAAGTAGCGGTAGGGGATGGTGCTGGTGCTAACATATCTAGAGACATTCTCATTGCTGTTGCGGCTGAAGTTATTAATATGCTTATTGAGATGGCAATGACAGCAGGGATTGTTCAGATACAGGGTGACCAACAACTAGAACAGTTACAGGGCAATGCCCTGATCGCCGCAGTGGATGCTTATATGCAACTGGGCGATAGTGAAGTGAATGGTGAGGCGGCTATGCAGGTAACGCAACAGGCTATGGATGGGCAGTTGGATTCTCCCGGCGCACAGCAGGGCATGATTAACAATATGCCATCACCCACAGGCCCACCACCACAAGGGATGCCTCCTCAAGGCCCACCGCCTGAAGGAATGCCCCCGCAACAGGGAGGGTTATTGTAATGGCTATTCCAGAATTAATTGATGCACTGGGTAGTTTTGAAAAACAGGGTGCCACTATGTGGGCGGCTGATAGAGAGGCCGACGCAAAAGCATTCGATTTAGCAGCAAAGACACAGGCCGCAGCAGCAAAGACACAGGCCGCTAGTGCCCAATGGGTAGCAGAACAACAGGCTGATGTTTATAAGACGATGTTTGAGTCGTCAGATAAATTGATGCAAACCCTTAATACTGAGATTGCTAAGGGCACCTTTGACATCGGTGATTTAGAGGGGGCTGAATACCAACACTACAAGACCCAGTGGAACAGGAGAAGCGAAGCCTTCAAACAGTGGGCTAATGCCCTTGGTCTACCCACCTATGATTCTGAAACAGACATCATCGCGTTGGTTGATGCGATGTTTGAAGAGACAATAAGAACGGTTGATAACCCTAGAAAATTCCTTAAGTTTGGAGATACCAAAGGCAAGTGGGCTGAAGTTGTTACTCGACTAAGCCCCGGTGTTAACCTTGACCTCGTTGAGATTGTATGGAATGACCGCTATAACAAACTGAAGGGTGTTGATGCTGGCGATACTTCTAAGTTGGGCAAAATACCTACCACTGGTAAGGAATGGGTATCTGAGATTTCGGGTGCTCTACCTGATCTAGCAACCACCGCGCTAAATTTACCAGCCGATGCACTCGCTACTGCTCAGGGGTGGTGGGAAGGAAAAGACGTTGAGCCTATCTATCAAATAACCGATCCTTTTCTAGGTAGAGAGTGGTGGAAGGGTTGGTATGGTGCTCCTAGTCGTTTTAAGCCACCCTTTTCTACTGGGGAGGGTAAGAGTTTAAACCCACTTTCTGGTCTGAGAAAATCAAAAGATGCCTCACTGTCCCAGTTTGAAGAAGCGGCCCAACGAAGAGATAGCGCAAACGTTATGCTTAGTGGAGTTGCTAACAGATTAATGGCGGGAACAACAGAACCTACCTCTCCATCTCCTTTTGATAGAACAGGTCAAGCCTCTCTCATTGCGAGAAAAGGAGTCGAATCTTTAGACCCTCTGATGGGGCCGGGAGAAGGGTTGATCAATGGGTTCCTTGCTCAAGGTACTGAAGAAGATGATATGCCTGAACTCACAAGACAGGCTATAAATTTTATGACTAGGCTTGCGGCCATGATGCAGGAGTATGGCCCCGAAGAAGCGATGCGGTTAATGAGCCGCGAATTTCAAGACTTAAGTAAATCAGATAAAGCACAGATAGAAGAATACTTACTACGAAGATCAGGAAGAACAGAAGGAACCGAAGGAATATATCGTGCTATTGCCTAGTTTGAAGCCTTTGCCTAAGACTGGAGAGAATTAATTATGGCTATTGGAGTACCATCACAACCATTATTCGGTGGAGTTCCTGCACAGGAATCCAGCGATGTATCAATCGCCTTTCAAAGAGGATTGCGCGGCCTTACGGGGACGTCAGATATTCTTTGGAGCGGCTTAAAAGGAAATTTCCTTGAAGGCATAGGCTTGGAAGAGCAGGGATACGAATGGTTTAGTGATGCGTATGCCAGCGGCCTTCTCATGGGCATGGACTTGAATGAACTGAAAGAACAGTTCAAAGGCCCAGAAACATGGAGAGAAATCCCCGATGCCAAGGGCGCTATTGCCTACGGTGTCAACACCCTCGCAGATCAAATGCCTACCCTCGTGGCGCAATTTGCACCCGCAGTTGCGACCGTCTTACTACGGAGAGTCGGACTCAATATTCCGAAAGTTCTTACACCCGCCTCCGTCATTGCCACAATCGATTGGTTAAACACAGCAGAAGTCTACTCAGACCTACTCATGGAAGCAGGAGAGGATCGTCTTGGAGTTGCCGCAGGTACTGGCGCTCTTATGAGTTCTCTCGATATGGTGCTCCCATTAAGGGTAGTCCACCGTATGGGAAGAGGTGTGGACTTTGCTAAGTATGTCGGCAAGAAAATAAAAACCCCCCAATCTAATTTTAGAATTGCTCTCGCTGGTGCGTTGGAGGGCGGCGCTATCGAAGGTACGACGGAGTATGTCCAGACGATTTTTGAGAACATGGCCCTTAATTATGTTAAGGAAAATGATATGCTGGCTGAGTTCTCTGACGCGCAGAGGACAGAACTAGAAGAGGCAGGAGTCAGAGGAGCCATCGTCGGTACTTTCTTGGGTGGTACTGTCTCTTACGCTGGTGCCTACCGAGCGGCTAAGAACAGGGCAGACCTTTATAAGAAACTTTCTACTTTTCAGGAAAATTGGACACCTGATATCAGGCCACTAGACTGGCAACTGAGTGGGCCATGGACAGGAGCAACTCCTTTGCGTCAAAGGACAGGCTATGAATTTCAGGATAAGATGCTACCAACGATGCCTGATACCAAGCAACTGACTGGCCCCATAGATGTCGTAATCGCAGACAAGATTAGAGAGATAACTGAGGCACGTCTTCCTTCAACTAGAAGAGATGAACACGTCGATTGGCAGATCGAAGAACATAAGAAGTTATGGGAAGCCATCCTCTCTGGTGATATGGAGGCCGCTCTTAGTATGGAAGATCAGGATTCTCTCCATGATCTGATTACTAGAAGAACTGAAGAAGGTGTAACACAGGTAACTAGAGCGCCTCTCTCGGACCTCGTTACAAGAAAGAGCCAAATGGACTGGCAACTTGAGGATGCTGGTAGGATTCAAGAAGAAGCCAGACGGGCTGACGAAATAAGACGCGCCGCTATTGCGGGAAGAAAGCGTGTCCTTCCAGTAGAAACACAGCAACGTCGCAAAGGGTATGCGGATTGGGCTGCAATACCAACAGGCCCACGTGGTAAGAGAGCAGAAGGTGGATGGTGGGTTGAGGATAGCCACGTTGTCTACGATGATAAGGGCATTCTCAAGTTGAGGAGCGAAAAGAGAGGGGGTGGCCCTGAGTCTAGGAATGTATACGCGAACGAAAAATATATCCTGAGAATGGAAACAGAGACCTTGGGGTCTCCGTGGGTTGTTATAGATAAAGAGTCGGGCGATGAAATTGATAGGAACCAAACACAAAAGGTTCTCCTGAAACAGTATGCTGTTGCTCCTCTTGCTCAACCAGAGAAGGTAGCGACGGATGTAGAGGAAGACGAAAGAACTAGGATTCAGTCTCAAGTGCTCGAAAGGGAGATGGAAAGACGTGGTGCTCTTCCAATTAATATTCCTGACAAGGTCAGGTTTGAGCGTTTCAACAAAACAACTGGGAAGTGGGAAGTCGTGCTTACCCCTGCCGTGTCCATGCCTAGTCCTTTGGCTGACCCAGAGGTTACGGGGGTAGAACTTCCTCGTCCGGGCACGGGAAAGATTTCTGAAGTTTATACTGTCCAAGATATCTGGTACACCAGTGGATATAAGAGAGGGTTACTTAAGGGCAAGCGACCTACGGTTGGAACGGGAACTAGAAAAATTGCAGAGACTAAGGAGGCATACGAAAAGAGGAAGGGGCCAGTAAGTACTGTCTATGAACTGGAGAGAGACAGTGATGGGGGTAAATTAACTATTGCCATCCCGCCCAATGAGAAGCAGGTACGCTTAGTACCTATCCTAAGAGGGCCACAGAAGCAACCGTTAGTGGTTGGTGAGCCTATCGGGACAGCCGAAGAGATGATGGGAGAACCACTCTTTGAAGATGTTCCGACAACTGTAACAACCCCTGAGTATAAGGTTACACCTGCTCCTGAAGTGAAAGAAGGTGCTTACAGAGTTACAAAGGTTGGAGAAAAAGAAGAAGAGGTAAGGATATCAGAGATAACCCCAGAAGGTGAGCGCTTTGCAAAAGGCACGGAAAGAGCAAGGAACGTAAGACGCTTCCGTGAACTGATGGCAGATGAAGCCTTCTATGATAGGTTCATAAATGCTCTAGCCAACGCAGAGAGTAAGCGCGGCGAAAAAGTAGGTGCCAATGTAATCAAGTATGAAGGACGAACTGAGGCAGAGATAGAGACGTTCATAGCAGATAGTAATAAGAGCAGGACAGAACTGGGTCTGCCGGTAACAAAACGAGCCGAAGAAGAAGAACAACTGTACGCCAAACAGGCTTCAATAGAGGCGGGAGAGAGACTCAATGAAATGGAGCGTCTGGCTCTGGTCAAGGCTGGTCAGGCGCGTTTAGAGGGGATGGAAGAGGGGGAGGCTATTGAGATCGAAGAAGCCCCGCCACCAGCCGTACCCGAAGGCGAGGTAATTGCCCCACTTACAGAGGAAGAAGTGGAAGGGGATGAACCCACTGCAAAACCACTCCCCCGCAAGAGGTGGCGAGAGTTTAAGGAATGGAAGAAACTTCTAAGGGCAGAAGAAAAAGAACTTAGGGTAAAGACTGGTGGTCTCAGCGCAGAACAAATCGCAGTGCTTCGCAAGCGGGAGTGGGGAGATAAGCCTCTTGGTGAGTTCATAGTAACCACCAAGGCAGCGCCTTACACGGCACCGGCTAGGAAAACGATAGTTGGGAAGGCTAAGAGAGCAATCACCACCAGCCTTAAGGTGGCAAAACCACCCGCTCCACGACGCAAGATTCTCCCCCATCTGGAAGGACTTACCGAAGGCGCTACTCTTCTCGATGTAATAGACACAGGCACTGACCTTCGTCCAGCCCCAGAAACACACGAGGTCAGGGTGTTAGAGACAGTCGCCGAAGAGCACGGCCTCAACCCACAGTATTACTATCCCTACGAAATTACTGGATGGACAGAGCATGGCCTGATCAGGATCAGCGGCCAACACATTCGCAAGGAAGACATCGTTGAAGTCAGGGAGTTCAAGGGAAAAGCAAAGGCACCTCTATTAGAAAACTTTGTGAGCCTGTCGCCTGAGAATTTTGAGACTGTAACCAAGAAGGTAAAGTACTTTGTTCCTGACCCTGCAAACGCATACTGGGCACCCTCTCGACAAGTGACCAAGTATACGAAAGGAAAACCGAGACGGGGTTTTTCTCGCGCACAGAAAATAATTCCTTGGAAAGAAAAGACAGAGACTGTAAAGTGGAGGACGTATAAGGTAAGTCAGGTAGTTAAGAAAGGTGCAGTGGTTCCTTCGCATTCACTACCAGATACCATCCCCGGAAAAGAAACAATCAGAAATGCGTGGATAGACAACACCACTGGGATAGTCGTGGTTCAAAGACAACCTACTGTGGGGGATTACCGTGTATCTTACGCCCAAGAATTCTATGATTATGAAGTCTACCTCACTTGGTATAACAGGGAAGAACACGCTCTTAAGTTAAAGGAACTAAAGGATAGGTTGCTTTCGATAGGGACATCTATTTACGGAAAGACACGTATTCTTAAACAGACTATAGACCTGACAAAGGACAAGCAGTTTCTTTCTATGGAAGTAAATAAGAAAGATATGCGTGATAGGTCTCATTTTGACATAAATACACGCGGTAACGACGTGCGTGTTACTCTGAATCCAAGTGCACTTGCCAGAATCAATAAACTGAGGGTAGAAGACCCAGACATAGAGGCTCTCCCTGAACCAATTGAGCGGGATAGACGAGGGCGAGCCATGTATACTCCCGCACAAGCGAGGAAGGTACGTGCACTTACAGTAGATAAAGATTCTGAATTCAGAGTCTTCAGAATATACGGAGATAAAGAAGAACTCTCACCTTTGATGCTTGGTGAGAAGGTTCCGGTTGGTGAGCCAATGCCTAACACAGTTCGGGTTGTATCGGGGGATGGCAAGTCTTACATGGTGAGAACTTCATCTCTCAGTAAGGCTATCGTAGTAGGGCGTCCCGTTCCTGAAAAGATAGGAGTGATGGTTCCTTACGAATCCTTAGTAGAAGAGGGGCCAGCCAAAGGAACGAGACTAGTTGCTACCTATAGGGGAAGAGTGCAAGAAGAAGGGACGGCTTTTGAAGAACTTATGGTTGATATGTTTGTTCCTCAAACCCATAAGTTTGGAAGGTTTGGAGAAAATGAACAGTTGTTTCTTGATTCCAGAGCCAAGCAACTAAAAGAAAACGAGGGGAGGAATGCACTTGTAGAGTTTTTCGATGGTACAACCATGGAAGGAAAGATAGGGAGGGTGCGTAGAAAGTCTAAAACCTTTGAACTTATTACCAGCAGGGAAGAGTGGGCCAAGGACTTACCCATTGAGATGGACTTGCTTGGTTATGACAGAATCCAGATTGAGATTCCAAAGCGGGATCGTCAAACAGTTCTCCCCCTTGAGGGCAAGCAAAGTCCCACTGACTTCCAGCATTCTAATGTTGTGTACGTCCCGGTGTTGGTGAGGGATGAGACTCCAACCGCTCCGTCCCCACCAGAGATTGCGTTGCCTCCTGAAAAGGAAGGGCCAGAAGAAACTAATGCGGTAGACATCCCAAGTAAAGAGGGTATCTCTACCCAGATTCTGATGGATGTTCCAGTTACCATTACCTATATCAAAAGGAAGATAGGTAAAAAGAAAAGAATTGTTAGAGGCAAGCCTGAAGAAGGGGCAATTTTCGGTGAGCGTAGAGTTGAGTACGTTCCCACCGTTGGGCCTAAGCGTGTCTTGCGTGGTAAGTTCACTGAATTCTCATACCCTGAAGAAGAGTACTTCTTAGGTGGCAAGGTTAAGTTTGTGTCAGACAAGGGAAGAACCCAATGGGTTGCTTTATCTGACATCTCTTTTGTCTATGATGAGACGGAGTTTATGGCGGCGAAGGAAAGGGAACGCCTTGAAGAGAGGTTGGGCACCATTGCTTCTGTTGTGGAGAAGTCCACAAAGCCAAAGAAAGAAGGTAAGAAGGAAGAGGTTGTAACCGAAGTTGTTGATGAGGCAACTAAGGAACCTGTTGAGGTTGCAGAGGTTGTAACGGAGCCAGAGCCTCAACCTTCTGCACTGGCTACATATCCCAAAGAAGTACTGGACAAGGTTACGCCTGTTGTGGCTGATGACACTACTAAGCCACTGAAGGACGTAAACACTACACCTCTTGGCAACCTGCCTATCGCTCAGAAATTTACAGACAGTATTGGAGGAGAGTGGGAAGTAGTCCAGCAAGTAGGGCACCACAGAACATTACTTAAATTTGTGGGAGGCAAAGCCCCCGACATTGAATTCAAGGTAACATTTGAAGGAAAGAAGGATACCGTTAAGTTTGAACCCGGTATGCTAATAGATGCGGATGCCTCTACCTCTCCGTCTGCGTTGTACTTGCTCCGTTATGGAGGTGGTCTAGGTAAGGGGGAAAAAGGTGAGGTCTCAGGACTTAGTGCTGGCGGCAGGGCTTTCGGGATCAAAGGAGGCAAGGCAGAAGAGATACCTAATTACTCTGTTGTACTTCCGGTTAGCGAAGATGGCACGTTTGCTTACAACACAGGACTCACACCTAAAACATTTAGAGAGATTCTGGGTAAGAAGATAGGGGCATTTAAACTTGCTCGTCTGGAAAAGGATGGCGTTATACGCATAGTACAGAACCAATCTGACGTGCCTAATCCACCTAGAAATATTGTAGTTCGAGCGGTAGAGCGTGATGGTAAGGTGTGGTTTATAACTAACAACATCAAAGAGAGCGAGATACCCGGCGTGTTCGCCCATGAGATAGGGGTGCACGTTGGCTTGTTGAATATGTACGGCGATGAGGCGCTAGGGTTTATCCTATCCAGTGCCAGAGACTTGAGAGATTCGTCACCTCTGTGGAGGGAATCCTTTGCGGCGGCTGAAAGTATTTACGAGAAGATAGATGCTAAGATGTCAGAAGCGGAGAAGGCAGACTTCATAGCAGAAGAAGCCATTGGTATCTACACTGAGGCCACTAACCCCATGACTGATTCCTTCTGGGCCATGCTTATGGATTGGTTCAGGCGTGGGATAGGGAGAGCCAAGCAATACTTTGGCAAGAAGTTAAGTGAAGCAGAGATCATTGCCTTTGTAAGGGGTGGTATCCGTGGAACCATCAACCGTAAGTTCGATGAGGCAAGAGTCAGAAACACAGAGCGATACTCCGTCCTGTTTGGTGGACTCGATGACAAGTTCTTTACCTATGTCAACGACAAACTAAAGGACAATGACAGGGAATGGGTTAATGATGTGGTTGCAACTGGGAGACACTTCAGACAAAAAGTAGGTGTCTTCTTTGATACATTTAAATATGTACCTTACGTTGGGCTGT